GATTACAGTTATAACTATACCGTTAATTAAATTGTCTATAAACTCTTGGCGTTCATACACCAGCGCCCTTTGCCGCTTTCTCTGTTCGGCCTCAATTTTTACAATTTCTTTCCAAGCCGAAGGCCCATACGTCCAAGATATATGGTTTTTTAATTCGGTTCTGTGTTGCTCTAATTTCTTTTTGGCAGACCAAATGTCGAGAGCCGTAGCCTCGGTATTGGAAAACAACTTATGATAAAGCGATGGCTTTTGTGACTTCTTCTCAAGGAAGTCTATGTCGCTTGAAGCCTTGGCAAACTGAGAGATAGCGCCAGTAAAGCTACTAATCTCCTTACCGACTTCAACGGCTTTCTTTATGCCTTTGTACGCGCTAGTCGCCAAAGCGATTGCTGAAACAGGATCTAACATAACTTTAAGGGGCCCTTGGTGTTCTTAGTTATTCCCCGTTTTAAGTAGCGTTCCTCTGTTCTGACGCTTGCCGCTGAACGTCGATGCGTTCGCGATTAACATCACTACGCTCGTCTGCGATCTGCTCCTGAAGCTCTAGCCTAGCTGAATCAGTGACGGCACGTTGCTCAATCTTCATGCCTTCAAGTTCTAATTTAGCTTGATCAATCGCCAACTTATGCTGGGCTTCCATTTCTTTAATGGAAAGTTCCTGCATCCGAATGTCAACTAGAGGGTCTTTATCTTCCGCGTCTGCGCCTTTGTAGGTCATCAACGGTGCGATTTCTTTAAGAAGTTCAGCCTCGATCTGAGCAACCCGTGCTTCAATCTGATCAGGTTCGAACTGTGGAGGAGGCGGAGCCTGCTGCTGCTGTTGCTCCATCGCCATCTGTTGCGCACTTGCAGGGTCAATTGCCCCAGTTTGCACTAGAAGTTGAAGCTGTTGCTGTTGTTGTTGCTGCGACTGCTGCCCCTCGATAGCCTCTTCGTTTAGGGCCTTTAACTCTTCATCAACCATTTCACGCGCTTTCATGCTGACATGCTGGAAGATATGACTAAACAATACAGCCAATACAGCCGGTGCATCCTGGAGAACCGAGAACTCAAGCAACGCCAGGTGCGCTTGAATGTGAGCTTCATGGTCCTGTTGTGGAGCGGGCGCGGGCGATTGACCGTTAAGCATTGCACCGTTCTCTACCGCTGGGTCCTGTGGAGGAGGCGGTGGTGGGGGCGGTGGCAGGATCTCGTCAATGTTCTGCACCTCTAATGCTAAATACATCCGCCGATAGGCTGCATGTAAGTTATGCATTTGCGGGTTCGACTGGGCCAGTTGAAGTTGAGTCTGAGCCAGAGTCACACGCTGTGCCATCGAAAAGATGTTCGGATCAGAGACGGGGAGGACGTCGATCCGACCATCAAAGTCTTGCGTCTTAACCGCAGCAGGAGCGCCTGCAACCTCATAAGGATACTCAGGAGGTAGGTTTTCAGCGAAGATACGAGCTAGAAGCCTGAACTCAGACTTCTGCGCGTAGTGCAGGCGTTTGTGAATCGCGGACATAACCTTTGTCCCACGCTCTAGCATAGCAACCGTAGTTCCTACAGGCGTTTCTTGATTCATATCGGACATCTGCTGATCGGCTAATGCAGTGAACCTGCGCCCATCACTAACCAGCCCACCAAGCATTTGGGCCAGAGTAGCTGACGGCTCCTTGTACGGAAGCGGAACAATAGAGTCCTTAATGCTTCCTCCAGGGGCGTCGATGTCCCTCCACTCTCCAGGTTGTAGTGGCTCGTCAGAGTTGCGTACACGCACTCCACGGGCCTTAAAACCGGCAGGGAGGTTGGCTAGGGTTCCAGCGTCGATAAGCTGTCGTAGGATGCTGGTAGCGGCTCTCCCGAGACCGCCAATCATATGGATTAGACCAAAGCCGTAAAAGCCCAATCCTGGGGTAAACTTGTAGTGCACAAAGAACTGCCGTTTGCGCTGCAACGGATCTTCCATGTCATAGTTGCGACGAATAGAAAGTATGCGCCCAGAGCTTTGGTCAAGGGTAACGATGTAAGGAAGACGAATGCCAGTAGGCTCGCCCGTTGCCTCATCCATATCCTCAAAGCCTTCGATGTCCAGATCAGCATGCATCTCAAGGATGGTCATCACATCGTCGCTGTAGTTCTTGGATAAGCCCTGTAGCTCGTTGACCTTCTGCTCTACGGCATCTTCTTCGTTGTCATTCGACGCCTGCAACTCTACGTCACGGTAAACACCAGCAACCTGCATCTTACGGACTTCGTTCTCGTCCATACGCAACACATGTGTCACACGGTTAGCCGTCATTAAATCACTGGCAGAGTAAGGTACAACCAAGTCCTGCGCCGGAATAAACTTAGATACTGCCCGTTGTTTGGTAGGATCGAAGTATACCTTCTTGAACGTAGACCCGCTCAACGGGAGATAATACAGAAGCTGGTCCATATCTGGATCGTACTCTTCCATGATCTCCGTGATCTGGTAGTTCATAAAGTTCTGTACGCGCGTAGCCTGTGCCTCGCGCTCTGGGCTAGTTGCCCCCAATACGCCAGTTTTAACTGGGCCACCGGATGGCAGTAGCTCTTTATATGCCTGCGCTTGGAACTGAGTTACACTCTCCGCAACTAACGGGTGCGTAATACCAGAAGCACCTTGGAATGGTGTTGACCGGTCCTCAGTCTTAATACCTAGAAGGTCTAAGCCATTAACGTATGCATCTTCCCACTCGGATCGTGATTCTAGGTCCTCGTCGTATAAACCACGCAGTTCGCTAGATAGCTCCCCTAGAGTTCCGTCATCCAGAAACTCGGATAGGTTAGCATCAAACGGAATTAATTCTTCTTGCGAAGGTAGATCGCCCTGCCCAGCCATTAAAGCCTGAACAATCGCTCCGCCTTCTCCGTCCTCAATAACTTCAGCCCCATTCGGAAACTCCATCGGTACATCAATGGGTATTTCTACATCGGGGAGCCCTGCGGTATCGGCTAGGTCTAAGCCTGGTGCGACCATGTTAGGTGGTAATGCCATCAATAATACTCCCGTTTACGGGGCCTCCATTCTAGTTCGTCTTCCTCTTCGCCGACTAGGGAGATGAACCCTCCCTGCCTAAAGCGCATAAGTGCTAACGTCATACTATCACAAAAGTCATCGTTCTCGCCATTAGGAAATGAAACTACTTCCTCAATAACTTCATCCGCAAACTTTTCATGCATTGGTGCCCACACCATACCAGCTTCGAACAACGGAGCAACCATGTGCATACGACTTACCTTATCAGTTCCTTTGCCTGGAGAAAAGCCCAATGCTGGAATACCTCGAAGACGGAGCTCATCAATCAAAGGTGTACCAGTAGCTTTGGCCTCCACCAGTACCATATCAGGTTCCCAATACTCATGCTCTTCATACGCAATTTCTTTCAACTCAGGGAAGTTCCAACGCCCACGGCGGGCATCCAACAGAACAACATTGTCTGGTCCTCCCTCAGAAGGTTTGAATATTCCCCACGTTGTAATGGCCGAGTAGTCGGCGCTTTGCTTTTTGGAGAACGCGGTGTCGTAAGACTGAATAATGTAACTGAGAGACGGTATCTTCTCCTTCTCCCAGTCCTGCCACCACTGCCTTTTGATGATTGCGGACTCAGAAGACGTCGGTTGTTGCTGCCACTGGGCATTCCACTTGCCTACCGGAAGGTCAGCTTTAATAGATAATAGGGCCGCTTTGTCCCAAAATTCAGGCCATAAGGGCTCATCTGACGGCATAATCGCTGGAAACTCTACAACTTCCCACTGGTCGGACATCACATCGTTGCCCTGCGCGGCCAGTAATCTGCCTGTCAAGTCTTTTTTACCCCACCTCGTCATAACAATTATGATCGATCCACCAGGCTGAAGACGCTGGCGGGGTCCAGAGGTGTACCATTCGTAGGCGTTGTCGAAAGCGTTCTCGCTTAACGCATCTTGCTCCGAATGAGGGTCGTCAATAACGAGTAAATCCGCACCACGGCCCGTGATTGCCGCGCCAACACCCGCAGCAAAGTACTCTGCGCCCTTGTCAGTGCCCCATTTACCCGCGCCTTTGTTATCTTCTTTAAGGTTTGTCTCAGGGAATATAGTCTTGTACTCTGGGTCATCAATTAAATCCCTCACTTTACGGCCAAAACGCACCGCAAGCTCCGTGTTGTGTGTAGCTTGTATGATCTTTAGCTTCGGATTACGGCCCAAGAACCAAGCAGGCATCAAGTAGCTTGCAAACTCAGACTTAGAGTGTCGAGGTGGCATGTTAATTATCAACCGCTTCAGCTCTCCTCGGGCCACGGCCTCAAGTTTTTTAGCAATTATACGGTGATGACGGCCCTCGATGAAGTTGTCGTACACATGGTGCACAAACGGCATGAAGTTGTCGTGAGCCTTCTCACGCAAATCCATGTTCTTCTTAGCTTCAGTCAGCGCTAGTATTTCTTTCAGCGCCTCCTCGGGGAGTGCTTGTAAGTTCACCTACGGATTCCAGCCAGTCCGCCAGCCAATTGCTGGTTCTGTTGTGGTTGAAGAGATTTAGTCAAAGCATTTAACTGCTGCTGCATTGGATTCATTTTGTTAGGTTGTAGCGGGGTTGGTATGAAGTTGCCTATAGGTTGGGTGTAGCCTGTGCCCCCTCCGCCTGCTACGGCGTTTGGATCTTGAGGCGTGAACACTGGGGCACCGATACCGATGTCTGGATCGATCACGCAAGCGTTAGTCACGGGATCCATCTTATACCCCTCGGGGCACGGATCAGCGATATCGGTGACTAGATCTTGGACGATATCATTATTGTCTCCACCACCACCGCCCATGCCTGTGCCCATATTCGCACGAGTCGCGGCAGTTTGAGCAAGATACGCATCAGCCATTTCTTCGGTGTATCCAGCGCGAAGCAATTCCATCTTTTGTTCTTCTGGTGTTCCAAAACCTGCGGCGAACGTCATGTCTAAGTCAGTTTTTACGCCCGAGCCAAAGCCTCCTCGATACATTCCTGGAGTGGCATCGTTGGTGTTGGTATTGCCCATGCCAACTGTAAACCCGAAGGAGTTTGTTTCGTCAGACCTAACCGGATCTCCCACATTTGCTTTGCCTGCTTCGACTGTTGGGTGGCCCTTTTGATATACAAGCTGACCAGCCAAATTATACTCCATGAAGTCGTTAGGAGTAATGCTGTTTGCAAAGGACTCTAAGCCCGAGCGCCCTCGTGCTATTCTAGCGTCTTTTGCAGCCTTGAGCTCAGTTTTTGTAGGTCCGCCGGAGACATTTGATGTTGGTGTTACAACAGAGGCTGGTGTTGAAATAGGGTATCCAGAGCCCATATTTGGGTTAGTGTCCCCAAAAATATTTACAGTTGGTTGCGGGTCGTTATTCCCACTATTCCCACTATTCCCACTATTCCCAAAGTTAGTCGTACTGCCTGTGCCAGGGTTGCTAAATATATTGCCCGAGCCAAACGTATCATCCACCTTGGATGTTGCAACAGCGCCACTGCTAGACGCGGCGTTTGAAGTTGACTTGGGGCCACCTCCTGGCGACAGGGTCCTTACACCACGATTTCCATCGTCTGGAATATAAGTTGGAACGCCCCCAGGACCGGCAAACGGGGGTACAGGTTGACCCTCACCACCTCGATACTGAGTGTTCAACAAGTCCTCCTCGAAAGGATTGATGTACGCTAAACTGTGGCGCTGACCAGCAATGTTAGTCTCACGCGGAACGCTGCCGCCCATGTTATACTTGTACATTATGTAGTCTCTCCTACCGGTGGAATCCCGTATTGTGTGTTAAGTGCGTCAAAATAAGGGTTAAACGACTGGTTTAAGTCAAATGGGTTCTGCGTCATGCTCATCTGAGGAGGAGCAAAGATGTTTGTTTGTCCAACAGTACCATCAGAACCAGCTCCTGCCAAGCCTCCAGTGAAGTCAATCGGTGCCATCTGGTAAGGATTGTCCTGAAGAGCCGTGGTCCCCGTAGGAGCCGCCGCCGCAGTGTAAGGAGAGGCCGATGGTCCAGGGATACTGGCTATTCCGACGTTTTGACGCTGTGCTTTGTCCGCCGCCACCGCATTTGCCACCGCCATGCCCTGTTGCTGCTGCTGTTGCTGACGCGCAGCCTCTGTTGCAGCGTTTAACTTGGTGGTTGTGTCGTATAAACTACCCAAACTCGACGCACTGTCCATTGTGCCGTACTCAGTGCCCATCCCGTCAAGCAAATCCTTGAACTTGTTGCGCTCAGTAGCCTCGCCAAACGCCGCATTAAGCTGATCCGCCGTCATATTGGGGTTAACCATGGACCCGTAACCAAGGCCCGAGATCTGATCAGATATGCCCTTGCGGTTCGTGGCGTCCTCTAACGCCGAAACGTAGCCAGCGTTGCCTAAGCCCTCTGTTGCTAAGTTTCCGTAGCCTAACTTGTCCAATTCCCCAGTGTAGTAGCCCTGAAACTTGGTGTCCGCCTCGTCTTGCGTCCTATACGCACCAGAAAACTGGCCGTAATCGTCCCCCGCAGTGAATAATCCAGGGTCAAACTCCTCAAACGTCTTCTGTTTAACGTGGGCAGGGGCGCGACTACTCATGCCTAAGTTCTGATCAACCTGTCTTTTGTACTCTTCACGTTGCCCAACGTAGTCAGAGTTGGCAAGGTCATCCCTGCCGTTTTTTATGTTTACAGCTAACCATTTATCAAAGTCTAATTTCTCAAACTGACGAGTGTCCTTGTCGTACTTCGCTTGATCAAAAACCTCTAAAGCCTCTTGATCTCTGTGAGCCGCGTTCGAATAACTAGATCTAACTTGGCCCGAAGCCTTCATTAACTCCTCATGCGCCGGAAGAGCCGAGTTGTTAACTACAAGACCAAACTTGTCGTCCAAAAGATAATTAGAATAAGACTCGTGCTTCTTGCGCCACTGGGCATCGCTTAATGAATCAAGGTCCGTGCCAGAAGTAAATTCACCCCAAGTCTTGGGGCCAGTCTTGCCAAGAGCCGCGTTGACAACCGAAGCCATCTGCGTCGTTGCGGCGGCTGGAGTGCTGTTGTTGTCGTCGTCATAACTTTTAAACATCGCATCGCGCTGGGCAGGGGTCTGCTCGTTGTAATTGTTTGAAAAATTACCCTTGCCGTCATGGCTGGATATCACGCCGAACTCGTTAGTAGTCTTTTTATTAAGCGCCATCTATCTTACCTCTCAAACCAGGGACCGTGGTCCACGGGTATCATACCTCGAATCAATAATCTACTAAACAAACGGGCTCTGTATAGGAGGACTGTTCTGAGAACCTCGAACCTGCTGCGTCGGAGCGTACCCGCCCTGCTGCATCGTCTGCTGCGGGAACGCCGCCATCTGTGCCATCCCAGGAGGGGCCATGCCCATCATGCCAGCAGAACCATAACCACCCTGCATCGGATTCATAGGAGGAGGAGAAAAACCCATGCCAGCAGATGTCTGCGGAACAGGAGGAAGTCCGTAACCAGGAACAGGGGCCATCTGGTTC